GGTCGTCAGCGTCTGACACGCCAGTTATATTTTCAATGTCCAACTCTATATTAGTTGTTGCCATAATTTTTGAAGTATAGGGAGGTATCGAGCCTCCCCATACTTTATCTATATATCGAGCTATTACCCCTCGAATTTAAGATTTATGCTCCAGCCCATACACCATCGCCACCGATGATATACCAACCAGCATCGCCATCGCCAACAATAGTAGCCCAGTCACCTTTGTTAGCTCCAGATTTGGTGTTTGTTAAATCACCATCATCAGAAGCTGACATTGAAACAGCTGCAATAGTTCCTATGATTTTATCACTTGAGTTGGGACTTATCGTAATTAAGACTGCATCATCATCGCCACTATTGACAAATGTATATTTCACACCTGCCCTTGTAGCTGGTAATGTTATAGTCAAAGCATCTGTACCAACGAGGAACACTTTGCCACTATCATTATAACTTAGTGATTGGTCTGCTGTAACTGTTTCGACATAATTGCCATGCCAGCCAGCACTTGCTCCTACTCTAGCCATTAGTTACTCCTTAACCGCTAAACGGTGTTGCGCCAGTGGCGTTAGTTCCAAGAACATTACCCCACACTATCCAACCGAGTTTATAATGAGCTCTAAGATTTACTTCAGAGCCTAATAATCCGCCAGTTGTAGTAGCGTTCATAGTTATAATGTTATTTGAACTACCATTAGCTGCAAAACCATCATCAGCGTCCACTGAGTGAACTGCTAAAGTTCCTTGATAGTAATCACCAACTTGGTCTGTACCAGTAGTAATAGTAATTGACCCACCAGCATCAACGGCCATAATAAACTTGTATTCAAGTCCATGTAAGGCTGCTGTGATTGTAGGAAGAACTATAGCACATGCATCAGAGTCAGCAATGTGAACAACACCACCATCTGAGCCGTCTAAAGTTAATCCAGCAGTGATTTTTAGGTAACCACGACTAAGGGATACACTACCTAATGCTTCACCGTCTTTATTCTGTCCATATAAAGGTATACTCATTATTCATACCTCCTTAAGACCAGTAAGCATGGGCTTCTGGCATTTGCCATTCCATCCCAGCTTCGGTTTGAATTAAGTCAACTCTACGGTCAACGCCACTGTTTTCTAAGGTTTGAACACCAACATAGATAGCCGTATCACGATTCAAGCCATTACCAACAAGAGGTCTATATGCACAATACCTCATGTTGACAGCTAAAATCTTGATCGCAGAACCGTCTAAGTGAATATTACGTGCTACATTCATATCACCATAAGGTGTAGAAATAACACTAATATCAACTCCAAATACCTTCTTTTTTGCTGATAAAGCCATATCAGCTCTGAAGTTTGGTGAAACTTCAAGGTTATTACTAAAGTAACCGCTTAGCTTATGAAGCCAGTTATAAGTAGCAGTATCACAAAAGAACAATGATGCGTTTGCATTATTGTATCTTGGATCAAGGTAATTGCTTAGATCATCCAAGAAATCGTCTTGTGTTTTGCTTGCGTGTGTCAAACTAAACACATTTCCGTAACTTGAAACGAAATCAATAGCACCTTGTGTGTACCACTCATCTCCAGAATCATATTGAGAACCGAACAAACAACTTTGCTCTATATCCCACTTGTGCTCAATCAACTTTTCACGCCAGACACGGGCCCACTCATTTGGTTCATACTTCAGCACGGTAGCACGAGTAGTGTTATCCATTGCCATTGCAGTTTTCCAAATTTGAGTACGTCCATAGCCAGTCGAGAAAGGCTGGTCTTTCCATGTTTCAGGATAACCACTACCCTGAGAATGTGCAGTACCAACTACATAGCACCTCTTAGGTTCTAAGTAAGCAGATATTGACTTACCAGATATATCAAGACCGTCAATTGCATTGTTATAAGCAGAGTATGAAGCAAGCTCAAAATCAGCAGATGCTCCTCCCTTGTTTACAACTTTGCACTTTAAGTTTACACAGTTCGATACAGTTGCGGTATCAACACCTCCACTCATTATCTTAACAACTAAGTAATCATCAGCAGATGATGCTGTGCTAGCAGATGAATCATCCCATGAAGCAGCTGTAACACCAGTCATATAGGGAATCTTTATAATTTGGTCATCTATAAAGAATCCTGGCTGGGTATTAGCATCAGCTACGGATATTTCGCCAGAAGATTGACCATAAACATTCTGAATGTTACCAGTGCTTTTATAGTCAGTAGCCATAGTAAAGTAATATACATCGCCAGCATCTACATCGCCATGAGTTACAGTAGCGTTACCACCAGCCGATGAAGCTGGTGCAGACGTGCCATGATTTACCACATAAGCATATCTTTTATGAAATGAAGGTCTGCGTTCTGTGAATTTGAACTCGGGGTCATCTGTTGGTTTCTTCGACAGTTTCGATACGATCCGAAAGAAAGGGTCTTGAGCTATTGCTAGCTCGGAAACTCTATCTCCAAAACTGTACTTTCGTCTAAGAACACCAGTAACAAGGTCTGTCCCAGTTCTGGGACTACCTGAAGTAGTACTTGACGATACGTCAGCAGTTGACTCGAGTGAAAATAAATCAGCCATTTTTACCTTCTCCTATTTTTAGGATTAAAGCACTTAGCTAAATATAAAAATTAGCTAAATGCGTTTTCTAATTCGTTATCAAGACCCTTAATAGCCTCAAAAATAGAATCGTCGGGAGAAGCTTCTGCATCTGCGCCACGTACAGTGCTAACACTGCCTGGGCGACTTCTTGCATTTTTCATCTGACTGAGCATTTCATTTCTCTCTTGCTTGGCAATATTACCATCACGTTGCTCTCTATTTTTCAAATAGAGTATATCATCATATGATAAGATGTGTTCCTTAGCATAATTTTGGTAGTCATCCCATTCATCAGAGTTCATTTCATGCTTTTTCCTAAATTCATCTTCAGAAGAAGATCGCTGGTATTCCTGCTGCTGAGATTGTACATAATTACCAACAACAGACTTTATTCTGCTGTCAACAGCGGCTTGCAGAGCCCTCCCTGAATCAGAACCTGGGTCAGTAATTGCTTCATCCCCATCGAATATGAAGTCTTCGTCGAGACCAAGACTATCTTTAATATTCTCAGAACTATTCGCACCGCTCTCGTAGTACTCACGCACATGAGAGCGAAGACTTGGGTCTTCTTTCATTGCATTTAAAATAGGGAGATAGGGTTCAACATCTTGCAATTGCTTGTTAAGGCGTTTTGCTTCTCTACTTGAATCGCTGTATCTCTTTTTAAGAGATTCCGTATCACCAGGAACATCAACAGGCCCTGCAATAGGGGTTGTGTCTTCACCTGGATTATCTACACGGCTCTCTTCACCGTCTTCAAAAGTAATATCATTAACAGAAGCATCGAGTTTAGAAAAAAAGTCTTTACTAATAAACTCACTGTCTTCAACGTCTACATCAGTATCAGGGTTGCCATCATCTTCAAGCAAGTTATCTGATTTATCTGTCATTGTATTTCTCCTTTTATTTGTCAACTTCTAATATAACCAAAGCTGAATGTAATTATCAAGTATTATTTTTTCTTCGCAGAAGGCTGCATATCATATTTTGCTTTGTCAGCTTCTACCTGCAATTTCTTGCGATAATACTTCTGTTCAGCCTCACTCTTTAGAGTTTCTTCCCTAATTCCTACTCCAGCTTCTCTCACGCTGTCTTTTATTCCAGCTTGTACGACTTGTCTTGTAAGAGTCTCTATTGTACCGTCTCTATCTTTCAAAGCTTCTTCAAGCTGTGAAACTTGTGACATTAACTGCGAGTATAAACTTTTTCTTTCAATAATCTTTTCTTTGTTTCTCACATCAGTCTCCTGTAAGAATGCTATATCGTCAATAGCCCCTGCCTGGAACCACCTGAAGTACTCATCTAACAGAGCCCATCTATTAACAGGCATCGTGGCTCCCCCAACCTCACGAACATCAAACCTTGCTGACGCATAATCATTAAACTTTCCAACCGCCCTACCATAATCATCGTAGATCATCTTGTTGATTTCTACTTCTTTCTCAGAATACTCATGTCCCGCACCAGGCTGTACAACTCTAAATACTTTATTAGATGTATAATGAGACTGTGAAATCTCTTTAAAAACCCTGCCTAAGTGCCCAATGGATGGCTCAAATACAGTATTTACCCACTCTTTAATAGCCCTCGTTCCATATTCGTCCATTGCCAGCATACCACGATATGTATCGTGTTGTGATTGAGTATCTCCTTGCAAAAATCTTGGAACTCCAGACAAATACTCAAGATCAAGTTTCCCTGACTCTGTAATTACAGAAAATGCCTGATTGACTGGTAACGGTGTAATAGGCGTTGGGGGATTAAATCCCTGTCTATATTTCAATAAAGCCCCAGGAGAAGAAGAATACTTCTCCCACTCTTCTTCAGGCATTGATCCTTCTTCGTATAACCATCTAAGATTTGAGCCTAAGTTAGCATTATGAATCAAAATCTGGTGAGCTTTGTTAATTTCCTGTTGTTTGCCAATAAGAGGAGTTACAGCACTTATTGGATATGGAGTGCCAGTGTGTGTGTAAGGAACTGGAACAATTGGATATAAAGTGTTTGCTAAATAATTCTCTTGTAGCAATTTATCGCCAACAACGATTGTAACTTTAATTCTTGTATCATAGAATCTGACAGCATCAACAATCCTCTCAGAAATCGATGGAGATTCAATAAGGGCTTTATACTCAATTTCGCTAACCACTTTACTAGAGACCTGTGTCATTCTCTCCTCTACTTCAGCCTGTATTGCCAATGACTGTTGTTTCTTTGCTTCATCAGCTTCAATCTGAGCTTTCTCTGCCTCAAGTTGTGCTCTTGATTCAATTATTTGCCCAGCTTGGAGAGCATCCCCAATTTGCTTCATCTGTTCTTCTAAGGCAACATCTATCTCCTGTGTTGATATTTCCACTGTCTGCTGAATCTGTTCTTTCATTTCATTCTGTTCTTTTATGCTCATCGGCTCTTTTATAAAGAGATTATAGAAAACAAGCCTTTCTCTTGAGTACATTTCGTAGTAATCAATAAGTTCTTCTTCTTTTCCTTCAGCTGTATATGCTTGTTGCGCTAAATCATAGTGCTGGATAATATCAGAATCATCAGTATCTCGCTGGCTGATAGACTGCAAGCTTGGAGAACCATTCGCAGTATTAATTTTTCTCTTAAAATCGGGGAACTGTTTTGCTAAGTAGTTCTTCGGTAAATCCTTCTTAACAATTATGTATGCAGCATCTCTCAATAAAAAGTCTCTGCTCATCGGGTCAACATATACGTCAAACGGATCAATACTCTTAAATATAACTTCCCCCATACCTCTATCAGCATCAACATCAACGTCAACATGGAAGTATCCAACACCCTTTCTAATGGCATCATCTACAACCTGAGACATAATAGCTTTTCCACCAGATAATCCCCAGCAATAAGCTGCTAAATCAGCATGCACGGCTGCAATGTCTATATCAGAACCATCAGCCCCAACAGACTGCCATCTTGGGTTATTTGCCGTAACAAAGTACTTTATCATCCTAATAACAGGAGTAATACGATTAATTATAAAAGTAGGCATACCAGCTTCTTCAAGATTAGACATCTCATCTTTTGTTAACTGGTCTCCTAAAGAAAAATCATATGATTGCTGTTGTGATGACTGCCACTTACGCCGTTCATTCGACGATGACCTTTGCCATAACAACCTAATTTCTTCGGCTCTGTCTTTTTTGCTTTTTCTTGGCATTCCCTACCTTAGACTCTTTGTAAACCTTATTCCATTTACAGGAAGACCTCTATATTGAGGCTCCCCTGTCTCTGAATGAAAATCCACCATTCCTGCTATATTAAATCTTCCTAATTCAACCTTAGCACTACCACCCATGCCTTTCCACAAATTAATAGTCCCACGCTGCACAATATCTAGAAGACTGTTAGTATCTTTCACAGAAGGAGATTTAAGGCTTCTAATTATAGATGTTTTTACACTACCACCCTTTCCTTTACCGCCTTC